AGTGGTCCACCGATAAAGGTCCCGATGATCGCACCCAAAATACCAGCACCCAATCGCCACCAAGCCTTTTGCTGCCCTGAAGTATCGGCCCCGTCGCCGTAGCCGAACGATTCTGATAGATCTATTAATGCTTGGAATATGGCAAGGAACGGGGCTACCTTTGCCATTATAGCACCCATGGTTTTACCAAACATCTCGCCTACTCTCCATATTTTCCACATGAGTGCGCCAACAATTGTAAGGCTTGAAATAAGAGTTCCCACGTACTTATTTGAGAATATATCATTAAACATCTCAGCAATACCATTTAGTCCTTCAAGGATGTAGTTGAAAACTGGTGCAATATTTATGAACAGTTGTTCTGCCAATTGACTAAACTTGGTCATCGCCGTGTTGAACTCTTTGATCCTGTCAGCATTGTTTGCCTGTTCTCTTTGGAATTTACGCATTGCCATGGGGTCGCCCAAAAGCTTTTCGGCAGTCAATACATCTTGTCCTAGAATCTCTGCAATCATTTGCTTCTGGCGGCGGCCCATGTCTTTCATGTTCATTCCACGCATATCAAACTCTGCTCGGAGAATCTTCAAACGATCTTCCGAGGAAGCTGCCATTAGTTCCACGGAATTAAGTTGGAGTCCTAATTGTGCATTTAACTTGCCGGCAACATCAGCCGAACTTTCAAATGTATCAAACAACTCAGAGATGTCAAAAGCCTGTCTTGTTGTGAGTCCTAGTGTTCGCGCCTGCTGATTTAGCTGGGTAAATACTCGTACACCATCGGATCCAAACCTTGCCATTTGTGGTCCGAGATCTTTAAAATCATTTACAACTGCTGACAGAGGTTGTCCTGTTCTGATGGCTAGATTTTCAAATTCTGCCATAGCAGAAATAGCACCAGTGGTTGTTAGCCCAAACCCGTCATTAAGTTGATCCATGGCTTCGGAAAACGCCCCGGCGTCAACACCGAGAGTCTGGAATCTGCCGGCGAGATCGTTAGTCTCTTTTCGTATTGCCTTGCTCTGAGCATTAAACATCTTGAAACCTGTTGATAGGGCTCCTACGATCTTGATGCCGTCGTCCATTGTCAAATAAAGGTCATCATGCGAACTAGCAAGCTCTATTACATCTTTTTGCAGTGCGCTGGAATACCCTGTTTGTCTGGCTAGGCTTACATTGATCTCTTCAAAGCTTTTGGCTAGCTTTGCATTACTAGCTATTGAAGCATTCGCGGCTTTGTCGGCTAAATTTTTGAGATTTGCCGAAAAATCAACAACACCTTCACTGTTTTTCTGAAACGCTTCTGTAAGAGAACCTAGTCCAGGGATAATTGTATCTAGGGTGGTCTTTGTTTCGTTAAGGGCCTTGTTGTGTTTTTCTACTTCTTCTGCCAGAGCCTTTGCGGCGAGGCGAGCAGCCTCAGCCGCTTGGGCTTGTCTTTGTCTAGCGGCGGTTATCTGATCTTCTCTATTTCTTACTATATTCAGAATATCGCTGTATTCTTTACTCTTCTTGGCAGCCTCACCCTTAGTTCGCACAAGGTCTTCTAACGCTCTGCGAGCATTCTTTGCGCTGGTTTCTAAATTTTTAATATTTTGATTTTCGTCAGACATCTAGCCTACCCCTTGATAGGCCAGTTGATGCCGGCTTCTCTCTCAAATCTCTTGATAGCAATCTCAAGCTTTGCTTTTTGATTATAGGTCATTGGGTCATCTAGTCCATACTTCTTAATGAAGTCTAGGTACTTTTTTTCATTCACCAAGGCGTCAGTAAATCTCTCTACTTCTATTCTGTTGCCTTTGACTCTGACAGGGACTCTGCGCCCTTTGAACATTTTGCTCAAAAGATACTCAATCCACGCAGCAAAAACGTGGAGAATGTTTTCGTTTAGCTCATCACCCCGAAACTGGGTAAGGTCTAAAACATCATTTTCAAAATCTATTTGCACTTGGTAATACTCCTAGTCCTATGTTTACTAAGTAGTTTCGTAAACCAATTCTTACGGAGTATAGGTCCGACCTCGGGCTTTGGTGGATTTAGTCTGACTTTTTATTGATTCAGACTCTTTGTTTTTTTGCTCAATAAGACGGTTCAAAAACCAAACTCTTACGCTAACAGGGAGGTTGTATGTCTCAAAAAAACTCCAGCCGCCATGGTATTTTAGCTGGAAGATTTGCTCATACACATTCTCTATGTATTCGTCATTTAGGCCAAAAAAAGTCCGCAGTGAGCGGAACCTCCATGTCCGCCGTATGACCACAGTTGGTGCAATCATACTCTTGAGTCATGTCAATATTAGGAACACACTCAGTATAAGCCATTCTCAGAATACGCGCATCTTTTGCCGGTACCGCTTGAATGAATGATTCTATGACTAAGGGTGACTCATTTCCGTTTACACTAACGATGTAATTTCGGAACAAGTCTGTCATTATACCAACCTGCATTTTCTTTTTCTGCTTGCGAGCAGTCTCTTTAAAGATTCGCACCTCGTCGTCGCCTGATAACATGCGGCATTCTACCTGGGCTTTTGTCATTGGAAGAGTGATCATTAAAGTTCTACGATCAGTCAGGACAACTCCGTGAACATCCATACTCTCCATATATGAAGTAGCCTTGGGATCCGAGATATCAAACGAAAACTGCTCTGTCTGGTTGCAAGCCGGACACGTCACGTTAGTCTCATAATCTGGACCATACCCTGTTCTTCTTGCTGCCACTAGTAAAGCATTTTTATCTCCAACTAAGAGCGAGCCGATGCGAACATTTTTATCAACAACTAGGTTCTGAAGCATCCTGTCCAAAGCTACTCCTTCTTTCAGGAGGGCTCGGGAGGTGAGGATATCCTCTTCCTTGGCTGTCATGAACTTGATCTCTACCGATTCCTTGTTGTGGAGAGGGTGTCCGGGTTCGTAAAATCTTCCGGCGCTTGGCAGTGTTACGAACTCTGTTGGCACAGACCATGAAAATGCTGGTTGTGAATCAGGTGCACCAGCGCCTACTGTTGTTGCAACAGCAGGAGTTGGTGTATCATCTTGGGGGGTGAAATCTTCAGGAAATCCTGTTCTATTCTCATTACGACTCATTTGAAACCTTTCTTTTGTCTATTGTAACTTATATTTTTGTTTCCGTTTAGAATCAATCAGCAGCGGCTGTTTGGTCGCGACCATTAGCCTTTGTCTGAGTGAGTCTTGCCCAATCGTATGTTACTTCTACAGTTACTTCGTTCATGTCGTCGGAAGAGTAGTCTAAGCTACCACCGAAATCAACAGAAGTAATGAATGGGTTAATAAGTTCCCAACGCTCAATAATGTCACCGCTCTCATCAATTTGATCAATGAATACGGAGCCGATTTGCTCAGCGAATTGCTTCTTGCTTAAGCTCAACTTAGAACGAGAAGCAGTTGTGGGGAACTTGTAGCCAGCAGCACCTAGCACATCAAGGAAAGCATAGGAAAGATCTGGATCTACAGGGTCTACCAAAGTAATTGAAATTGGATCCCAGGTAACTCTACCGGGATATTTGAAAGTGTGATCAACGTACTGGTGCTCAATGGTGCTAACATTTGCCTTTGGCTTGCTAGCGGTTTTGATTGTCCAGACGGGGATAGCACCCTGTCCAAGTGTGCGACTGCTAAACTTAAGTTCAAACCGAAACCTACGCTTAGGCTCAGTTCTTACGTCGTTCCAAAATAAGCTTGACATTATTTATCATACTCCTCAATAATATAATTAGTCGCCTTCAAATTAATCCTCAAAGGCTGCCCCACTGTTTGTAACTACAAAATCAATTGCGAAGTACTCTACAGAGCGGGTGGGCTTGACGAGTAGCTTAGCGTAAATAATGTTGCGATCAACCAAGTCAGGCGTTGTGGTTGTTTCGTCAAGGACGAGACGGAAATCATCAATACCAAACTCAGCACGAACACTCTCTAGTAATGGACCAGCCTGACCCAAGAAGCGATCCCAAGTATCTTTTGTATTAGGACCGAACAAGAGTCGGGAAGCAATGAAGGAAATCTCACGCTTCAAGTAGATCATCAAGCGACGAACGTTAATACGGTCTAGAGCAGAAGCTGTCTGCTGTAGTGTCTTTTGTCCGAAGATGACAATACCCTCTGCTGGGAATTTAGCGATGGGGTTGATGTTGTTCTCATAGAGTTTATCACGATCGTCAGAGGTGAGCCTTCTTGAGACATCAAGCACGGGAAGACCGGCTGCGCCTTCGCTAAGACCACCACGGGTAAATCCGGCAGGAGCAAACCATGGGGCATTGATCCTGTCGGTAGAAGACAAGACACCGAGAGCAGCTACTGAGGGTGGTACCCACAAGTTCTGGTTTGTGTTAGTGTCTAGGATTCTAACCCAGGGGTAGTATGTTGCACCGTAGCTGTTATTAATGCTACGAGCGGCTAGTGTATCAGCAGCTTGTGTTGCTGTATTGCCAGCGTTACGAGTTGCGGCACTTCCTGTGTCTTCAGTACTTGGTGTGTATGCATACTGAAGATCAATGATGGCTAGTGCATCGCCACGCTCTTCTGCTGCGTCAAGCAAGAAGTTTGTTACTGCTGGACGCCAGATCCCAGGGATGGTGATTGCATTCATTTGAACATAATCTTTATCTGCTGCGATGTTGATGGCTTTTCTCAGGGAGAATAACTCGTATGAGTCTTTCTCATCTGTTGCCGTCATCTTAGTATTTCTAAATGGCTCGCGCTCTGTGATGTTGTAGCCGTCAGAACCACCGTGCAAAGTAGTAGTAAAGCGGTCAATACCGGCAGCCAAGGCTGTCTTATATGAAGCAGCGCCTGGTGCTGTCAAGCTTGTGCCAGCGGCACGGTAGCCAGAATCATAAGCATAACCTGCGGCTGAAGAACCAGAAACATTGTCAAGGGAGAACACCCAAGAAATGGTTGTTGGATCAGAAGCCTTAAGGGCTGTTTGCTCACCCTCAACATCGTGAGAGGTTGAAGCAGCATCAGAATTATTAGATACATCAAACGAACGGATTCTCAAGCAATCTGGAATCTGAGAGTTGAAGAATGTATCTGTACCTGTTCTACCTGTCCAAGCTCCCCAATAAGTGCTCTTTAAGCTCTTTGGCTCACCCCAGGTTGACTGGGTGCGAAGAGGAACAGATGGGAAAGAGATAGAGCCAGAAAACTGGCCGCCACCAGCGAAGGCTGTAGCAGATATGTTAGTAACACCTGACATGTCAACCGCTGTATTGCCGGCAATGCCGCCACGGTGTTGTGTAAGAACAACGGTAGAAGGTACTCCGTCACCACCCAAAACCGTCGCGACGGCTGTCATGTTCAATGAGATTGATGGGTCATTGACAGCAGCAGCAATTCGCTGAGCGGGAACTACGGAGTTGGTATCTACCATTGAGGCAACACCAACAGTTCCGCCAGTAACATCGTTTGTGGTAGTATCAAAAGTAAATAGCTGGGAGTTTCCATCAGCATCTGTTAGGGTGAAAGTGTCACCATTCAATCCCGCTTTTGTGACTGTGCCAACTGTAATTGATGAGACTGCCTCAAATAAGGGAACATGAAGTAAATCACGCTGGGTACCTTCTGAGTGTCCGATGTTGCCGTAATGATCATCAGATCCGCCAAACAACAATGTTTGGGTGGCACCCAAAGAAGCGGACACTGGAGCGCCTAGGTCGGAGGACCAGCCGCCGGAACCAGAAGAGTAGCCGACATCACGGTACTTACGAGGACCCCAGACACCGAATGGCAGCCAGCGGCTTTCACCTGTACCAGTAGCCACATCATCATTCATGACAACACGAATAAAGTTGGAGCGGTTATCATATTCACCATACTCCACAAGGCGCTTCTCATTTTGGTCATATACTTCATACTTGTCGCCAATAACCTTAGCAATGTAATTTGCTGCGGCAGGATTCAAGCTAAGCTCATCAAAGCGTTCAATGATGACTGGGCGGTTGTCAGTATCTTGTAGGTCTCGGACCAACACTGAGAACGTGCCGAATGATTGATAGTCACCTTGTGGTGCCTTAATGTTAGAGATTGATATTTTTACGTCCCTTTGAACAAACTCGCCAGCACTTAGTGCTTCCAAGCGGAAAAGCTTTTGCATGTTTCTTGCGAAATATGCTGCGTTGTTGTTAGAAAGATCCTGGGAGATGAACCAACCTGTGGAGGCTCTGGTTGCAGCGCCTTCAAAATCGTTTTGCTGGACAGCGCCTAAGTCAGTGCTCACTGAGGCAACCATTGGCAACATTGCTACAAAGTAACCAGCAGTTGAACCGCCGGCAAGCTTGCCGATAGATGTTGATCCAGTTACTACCAAGGAGCGTTCATATGATTCACCCAAGAAGTATACACCACCCTGATAAAAAGTCTGGGTTTCAGCATCTGTAATAGAACTGTTGGTGATAGTTGGGTTTGTGTTGAGTGCCTTACGAATAAAGTTCTCACTATCAGGATTCAAGCTGACTGTGATCTTTTCATTGATTGCGCTACTGGTCACAACCAAGGTAATGTCGTCAAGGCTACTGACCTGATACACTGTTGAACCGGCTTGGGAAGTTCTGTCAGTTCCAGCAACAGTGCCGGAAAGTAGAACACGACCGGAGTCCATGTAAATCTGTGCAGCAACGGCACCAGAAAGGTGTCCGGTTGTGGAAAGAGCAGAAGCAGATGGCCATACGCATAGAGCGTAAACACCGCCGTTAGCATTCTGTAATCCTGATGCCCCAGCTAAAAGAACTGGGTTAACCTTCCAGCCAGCCTTACCTAAAGACGTAGCATCAGAAGATTCGTCACCCAACACACGCATGAACGTGAGTGGTGAACTATTTCTTAACCAAGCTTGGGCAGCATATGCTGCGTATGTGGGGGCAGTATGATTACCTTCTCGCCACACGTCGCCGTTCTCGTTGCCGGGAACAGGCTCTCCAAATGTCTGAACAAAGTCAGAAAATGAAGAAATTGTGACAGGCTTATTGGCTGGACCTTTACGAGATCTACCAATAACCAAAGGCCCAACGTCACCGGGTTGTTCCGGTAGTTGGGAATTATCTATTTCATCTATAAATACCCCTGGGGAAATAAACTTAAACTTTCTTGAAGAGTTGTCAGCCATTGAAAATCCTTCTCCTCGTTGTAAAAACGCTATTATGCTAGCATAGACATACTAAATGCTACTAATAAATAGTAGCTGATAAATCCAAACACCCACCAATATCCTTTTATGGTTAGCGTCTATATTTATCTTTTCTTCTCGCATGAAACTCTGGCTCGTCCTGAACCACTGTTCTCTCTCGTCCGATCACCACCTCAGCGGCAGATTCAACTACTGCTACGGTTGGAGTTTCTTGATTCTTGTCAGCACCAATTATATGACCAAGGACTTTGACAGTGACAGTTGTCTTAAACACTCGCTCGTCTGTGTTCAGTGCAGCATTGTTGCTCTCGTTTCCAAAGTCTGGGTCAACAAAGGCTTCATAGGTGTTGCCCTCGTGGGTGATATTAAAAACTGCTGGTGTAGAAAACGTTGACAACAAAGGAGCCAACATCTGATTCATCTGTTGTTGGTAATTAGAAATCAACTTGATTTGATAAACCATCTCCACGAATGTTGGATTAGGAATAAACAAGGTCTCATACACAACCTTCTCGTTCTGAAACGGGAAAGTATTATAATTTGTATTTGTCCCGTTCCCGAACACTCTTAGAGAAGTTGCGTTTGCTCGTTCTCTAGTTTTTTCCTGTTGAACTTGACGGGCGATGGGAATGCTGCCACCTTTGTTATAGAAATCAAAATAAGGCGGAATATACACACCGTACCGACCTTTGTTCTGAGGGTTCTTTGTTAAGGATGTTCTCACCAAAGAGATTATTGGGTATTCAAGGGAGCGACCATTACTTCTCAGTTCTTGTTGGTTTTTTATTTGGAATGCTCTTTCTGCTCCGGCAAATATTACAGGGACTTTCTTGAAACCATCATTTGTGTCGCAGAACACATTTAGAGAATCATTTACATAGTTGAAAAGCGCAGTATCTATATCCTCTAGGGTTGAGGGCTTCAGACTGTAATCTGCTTTCAAATCTTGATCTAACTTCGTATTCTTAGGCATACTAAAAATTCCTATGATTTCTTGTGTTGTCCGCCAAGACTACCAGCAGGATTGAACAATCCGCTCCGAGCTTGACGACAAGTGGCAGTCACCTCTAATGATGTTCCATCAGCGAAGTCACTGTCCTGTCCAAAAATATAACGAGGCTCCCAAGTATCAACAATCTCAAAAAACATTTGATCATACTGAAGAAAATCACCCAAGCGAACAAATAGGTTTTGATCTTCTGTTAGCCGTCTCTTGTGGAAATGCACAGTGATGGAATACAAATTATCAAAGCCATACTCTTCTTGGACTCTGTTCGGTCCAGTATATTCAACTAAAGAGTAAACTCTGATAGGAGGTAGGAATGTTTTTTCTATTGCTTCGCCATAAACGTTATAATCTGTTCTGTTATTATCAATTGGAAAATATAATACCTGTTGACCAATAATCTTTTCAATGACTTCATCATTGATCTGTTTGACAAAATCTCTCTCTGCCTTGCCGACAAACAGCGGAGGAGGTGGCTGTACAGGTTGGGTCCATTTATTCTGAGGCATTTATATTACCCTACATAAATACCAGTCGGTATCTTCTGAACTATATCAGCGACACTGTTCTGGAGTCTTTGATCTTGATCTGCAAGAGCGGCGTAAACCATCTGGTCTAGCGTTTCCTTGAGTTCGTTCCTGAGATTGAGTTGTTCCTCTTTTGCCTCGCTGACCAAAGCTGAACCGTTCAAAGTAATATCATTGTTTGGAATTGGAATGGTTGCCAGTTTAGATCTGACTTGTCCCAAAGTTTCCTTTGCCAAAGACAAGGCAAACCTTCTGCACCATTGCTTACCAATACTATTAATATTCTCATATGGAACATTCGGGAAAGGCAACGTGTTCATGTTGTTTACCCCGTCTGCTCCGTATTTGCGATCAGATTCTTCAGTGAACGCTTCTTCTGTTACTCTGAAGTCTACCCAGAACTTGTCTGGCTCCTGACCATTTGGCTTTGGATAGATTCTTAATTTGTTATTATTGATTTTAAATGACCAGTGCGAAGCACGAACATGAAGATCTTCTTCAAAAGCGTATGCCTGCAAAACATTCTGCCAAGCAGGCACAAGCTGGAAGGCACTATCATCGGCGTACATACCATAAGTTGAAAGGTTGCCGACAGCACCAACAGCATAGCCGCCATAAAAGTTCCACATTGCTTGAGGGGTTTTATAATAGACTTTCTGAATAGTTATTGCTCTTTTACCTACAAGATCTTTAAACGGAGAGTCAGCTTCTAGAGAAGCAGTGTAGATAATCGCTTGGAGATCATAATCCTGAACACCGTCTACTGGGCTGAATGACGCTGAGAATATTGTTTGGTTGCTTCCCATGTTTACGTGGGTTCCAATACTGTCACCAACATTGTTGATATACCCTAATTGCAATCTTGGATACTTAAGGTTTGGCTTCTCGTCTGTGCCAGGTTCATAACTAACAAATTCACCGTCTTGATTAAACGAGCCGGTGGAATTACCAAGCAAAGTAGAGAGAACATTCTTAGATTGATGAGTGTTGACCAGATAAGAATATTCCAGGCAAGACTCTTCATATGCATTATAGACATTAGAAGGTGTTATTTCTAAGTCTAATACATTACCTCCTAGTTTATTGTATGTGTAAGCAACTTGATCGGCAGCACCACTATAAAATGTGTCGGTTGTATAAATGTTATAAGCCAATGTTGCCTGGACATCTCCTGGGGATCCTGTTGCAGGCAATACTGTTGCACTCAGAGTGCTGGCTGGTTGTAAGTTTGTTGGCATTTTGAACCCTCGTCTATTGTATAAGTAGTTTTTGACTTCTATAAAGGTTTACCTTAAAAAGAAAACCCCGCCACAAGGACGGGGTTCACTCAAATAATATTCAGAATATTATTTATGTCGCGTTGATTATACGTCAGTATTGACAACCAAATCGCGGCAGACAACAACACCATACATGTCAGGACGAACCATCTTCTTGGCGTAGCGAGTCATGACGCCCTTGCGGGGCACGAAATCTTCTACACCAAAGATGGTGGGCGTGACTTGTAGTGGCACGTAAGGAGCATACACATAGCCGCTTTCTAGGAAGCTGCCACCACGACGACCAACTAGAAGAAGGTTACGTGGGAAGTATGGATCTACATGAATGTCCATCTTACGGTTGATAGAACCAATGGCTTGGGCACCCCAGGAGCCGGTTTGATCGCTATCTACGGAAGTAGAAGCGCGGAAACCGCTGGTGAACTCAAGAATGGAAGCTACTTCTGGGGAGGTAACTAGGAAGTTAGCGCCGCCACGAAGTGTCTTACGGTGAATACGAGCACTTACGTCGTTCACAGTCTCAAGAAGAGTTTCGTACCACTCGGATACGGTACCTGTGAAGTCAGGATATGCCAGGGTGGCTGCACCTGGGTCAACAGCAGCGCCGCTTTCACGGTTAAGGAACTTGCCTGGGCTGCGTGACCAGTACAATGTACCAGCGGTTGCGCCTTCAACGAGGTCCTTAAGGATCTCTTGATCAATTTCAAGAGCGATCTGCTCAGAAAGAATGCTTGTAAGCTCAACTTCAGCGTCAAGGTTATGATAAGCGTTCAAATCTTGAGCAAGCTCGGGGCTCCATTTAGCCTTGAGCTTACGGGTCATTGCTGTGACAGCTACGGAATCAACTTTGATGTCAATTTCCTTGAGTGCTGCTTCAGCTTCTAATGGCCACGTTGTAGTAGGTGCAACGCCACCGATTGGGGCAGTGCCACCAAAGTTATCAGCGATGTTGTACGTGGCAGTAGCGTTGCCATTTTTGGCAGCAGCGCCGTTATCATGGAACAAGATAAAGCTAAGGTCACCGTTAGACTCAAAACGGGTCAAACGACGAACTTGAACGCCATTAGCTGGGGTGTTAGCAATATCAATAGCACCGAGGTTGTCCTTGTTGAGACGTGGGAACACGGCATCAACTTCACCGACACCGGAACCAACAGGAACCCTAAGCTCAATAACTTCAGCAGTAGCGTTACTAGACATGTACTCAAGAATATCGGGGTCGCCTGCTAGGCGAGCAACGTGAACTGCCGTGAGCGCACCATAAGCTACTGAAGCACCGATGTTTGAACCAGCGTCCAAGTGAGCATTGATGTCACCAGCACTAGCTGTTGCCATTCCGTAACCGTTGTTGAGGGAATAGAAGCTCTTTTCTGGGGCCGTTGCTGGGTCGGAACCCAAGTCAACACCACCAGTCAACTGGCTAGCAACTACGTTACCACCGTAGAGGGATTCGGCGGCGACCGCACCATCAGCAGCCATTGCGCTGTTGTAGGTAAAGTCCATGAAGAAAATGAGACCTGATGGGAGGCTCATTGGTTGAACGGATACAAGATCCTGTGCCAATAGATTGCCGAATACACGACGAACGATTGGAAATGCAACTGCGGAGAAGCCTTGTACGTCACCCTGCGCCATTGTGCTGGATTCTTTGAGAAGTTGACCGGCTTGGTTTTCTAGGAGGCGAGCCATGTTGTTACGAGTAACATCATTTAGTCCCTCTAGAAGACCAGTCTTTTCCCACTTTTGTAAAAGTGCTTCACCCTCTGAGGCCAAGGAACGAGCCTTGATACCTTCTGTGAGTGTTTCTAATACTGACATTTTTATAATCTCCTTATGATTTGATCAGTGTTTAAGACCTGCGAGTGTTGCCCAACGATTTTTTGTTGGGTTCTCGTCGGTAGTGCGCTCATCTCTACGATTCCCGCCAAGAATAACCGAGGAAGATTTAGATACTGCTTCAGACAATGATTGTGGGGTCTTTCTTTCTGTGCCCGCCATTGTCTTTTGAAGGGTTTCAAATATCAACTTCGCTTCTTCTACCGACCGTGCCTTATCGACCATCTCAGCAATTTTGTTTTTTTGCTGCTCATTCAAGGAGGAGTCTCCGAGAACACGATTCGCATACAATAACCTTGCGTTTTGCAAGTTTATTTCTTCAAGTGTGGTTTTTGCCGTACCAAGGATTTCCTTAAGTTTGGCAATTTCTTTTTTAAGATTGTTGTTTTCTTCAGTGAGTTGTTCAGACTTCTGTGCTCTTTCGCGCCAAGCAATATCTTCTGCTTCCATTCCGTCAGTGTAATCACTGCGAACTAGTTCAGCGTGTTCAGAGTAAGGATCTGCTTCATGAGGGTGATCTTCTTTGTTTTCTTTTTCAATCTTATCACCTTGGGCTTCATCAATTTCAAGTTGATCCTTTGTCTTAACCTCTTCAACAACCTCTGTATCGTCTGAAGATAGCATCTCTTTAAACAAGTTTGCTAATTCTTCTTCATTGATTTCAATTTCTTCATCATCTGAGCGGTTGCCTGGAGCTTCTTCAGCTACGGCGGCATCTACCTCTAGATTATCAATCATCTCTTCGCGAGGTACACCATCTTCAGTGCTAGCTTCGCCTGAAGCCAACTCTTTTCCAAGGGTCTTGCCAATGTCATTCAAATCAATAACAATAGTTTCATCTTTGGAAAGATGGGCGGGTGGTGCCTGGTCAAGTGTCTCCTCAGTTTCTTCAGGAACCTCTGAAGCTGGGGATTCTTCTGTTGTGGCTTCAAGCCCAAGATCAAAATCTTCCTGCTCCAAAAGCTTACTAACTGCATCACGAACTTCGTCGGAGTATTTCTCAACGACAGCCGTTTCGGCGTTCTTCATTGCAGCTTCACGTAGGGTTTTTGCGTCAACAATTGCCTGCTCTAGCATATTAGACATATATGAATCCTCTCGTTTGATGATAATACATCAAGAATAAATAGTTATTTACTTTAGTAAACGACGAGAAATCTGAAAATGTTACTTCGTGAGACTATGAAGATGATATGCTAAAATTGTTGTTTCCAACTATTAGCCACTTCGCACTATCCCAAACCAAAGAAGCCCCGGCTTGAGGATCGGTAAAGTACCATGAGGGTCCGCCGCCGAAGTCTTGCATAGATCCACTCAACAACAGAATGCCATTAGTGGCCTTACTTCTGATGTTTGCGCCAGCGATCATGACTGAATTTGAGTTAGGTCCAGAGCTTCCACTTGTTGCCATGGCGTATATTTTCTTTTCTTGCCCTGTGAATGATCCATCAGCAATCGTAAAATTATACAGTGTGTTGTTGCTTTGCGCTGTAAGATTCAAAATAGTTGTTGAGGTAGTGGCAGAAATAGCACCATTGGATGTCAAGGTCTCTATTGTTGTCGCTCCGTAAGTGCCACCGAATAAAACTTGCTGATTCTCTTGTGCTGTCAGAATACTTCCACTATTGCTTGTCACGCTCATGACAGTTGAATTATCAGATGAGGAGACGTGTAATTGGGCAGTAGTAGAAGTTGCGTTACCGATAATACATTTTTGATTATCTGATCCGCCAGTATTTCTAGCATCAGCTATGAATACTGTGGAGGTCTGCTTTCCGCCACGAATATAAGTGTGCTCGGCGGCGCTGTAATAGAAATGACTAGTGCCGTTGCTTCCCCTAAATTTGACTTCATTGGAGCCAGCACCGTTATCAGGGTGAACATCCAACACAGCGGAAGGAGTTGCTGTTCCGATACCAACTCGTCCTGAACCTGTGACTACGAATATAGGATTATCAGCATGATCTTTGTGATCAATTCTGAAAAGATCCAGGGAATTGGACGCAGTAGATGACGACACGTGAAGAGTAGCCAAGACAGATTCTGTCCCAATACCGACTCGTCCTGAGCCTGTGACATACAAGACTGGTTCTACTTGTGACCCGTGATCAATGCGGAGCAAGACTGGGCCACCCGTATCTACACCAGCAGTAGAAGACGATATGTGAAGGTTGGCTCTAGCTGATCCGATGCCCTGCATATGTTTGGCATTGCTGCTACCTATGTTGAGGCAGTCACCTCCTGCGGCAAGGTCCATGACTTTGGTAGCGCCGTAAGAAGTTCCCTCCCAACAATATTTATTATAGTTACTATCGTAGTAGAAAGTAGCTTTTCTCTGGGCAAGGTTAGTTCCCCAAGTAAGTTGACCTGCTCTTCCATTTGGGAACATAAATTGAATACCCACATGGTTGTCATTTTCTAACATCAGAACACTGTTTATAACAGGATCCTGCCCCTGATCTGTGCCGCTTTCACCTAAAATATGAACTCGGTTAGTATCATCGCCGGGAGTAGGTCCTGACGCTGGTGGTGTATCCGTTCGGGGGGCAGCGGTTCCAATACCGACCAAACCGCTACCGGTAACATAAATGATGGGTTTAGCACCTGTTTGTGTAGAGTGGTCTACTCGGAAAAGAGCACCCTCTGCTGAGGATGATACTTGAAGAGTCGCAGCTTTCATAGAGACGGAAGCTGTCATTTGAGTTGCGGTCAATGAGGTGCCATTAAACACCATATTAGCCGAGCCAGCAAATGATCCGGCATTATTGTATTGTACTTGAGTATTTGATCCGCCAGGACTGGTAGCTCCGCCGCCGCCACCGCCGTTCGTTGTGATCTGAACGCCGTTAATTTCAAGAGACCCGGTGATATCAACAGAACCTGTAAACTGGTGAACGTCAGATAACTCACTGCCGACTTCTGTTGGCCCTGCTACATTACCTGGTGATGGACTAAAACCGCCGCCGCCGAATCCCATTTAATAATCCTCCGATTAAGCGTCAATGCCAGCGCCGGTCAAAGTCCACATAGCGCCTTCATTGATTCCTGTTAGTTCTGCAAACAATTCAAAGTTACTAGCATTACCAGAGTCATTTGAAATCCAGACAGATTTTGCCTTTACATTCATTGTTACCGATGAGTTCTTTGCGTCAAGCGTAATAAAGTGAAGTTTGCCAGCAGTACAAGCATCTGCTTGAGGAGCGAAGTGAACCCTGACAGCATCATTGCCCGACGCATCTTTGTTGATGATTGTAATTGATCTTGTGACAGTTGGGAAATTTACTTGAACCTCTGCACCATTAGCAACAGCACTACCTGTGATAAAAGGAGTTCCCGCAATCTGATAAGAACCAACACTAGAGATCCCTGGACCCCTGTCATAAAAACCCTTAAAATGTGCGCTTTGATCTGGTGAGTATCCCATTAACGTCTTCTCCTCTTAAAGTTATCTCTAGCTGTAAATAGTTCGTTTCTTTTTCTATTCACCTGAGCTATGAGTCTTTTCTTTGCTCTTCTTCTTTCCGCTCCCTTCACACTTGGTTTCGTATAATGGGTTCGGTCTCTAAACTCATCAATGATTCCATCACGCTTTACTTTCTTGCAAAACTTGCGGACCATTTTCTCTGCGTCGCCCTTGCACTCTTCGGCTCGGACGGTTACGCAAGTATCAATTTTGTTGTTCTTGTTTCTTCTGTGGTTGTAATTTCTTCTCATCGTTTATTGCTTTCTAATGTTTGTGCTACAGATCCCCAATGACCGAAGCCTGGTATGCTGCTGATGTCTAGTCCGGCGTCACCGGGCTGAACATTTGATAGGGCTGATTGTCCTTTACCTTCCTGTATCGGCTGTGTGCCGGCAAAGAATTCAGGGTTTGAAAATTTCTTCTTCAAGTCATCATAATTGTTGGAAGCCACAGCATCCATGACCTCTTTACGGTGAGCATCCAATAGATCAGATGCTTGGGCGCTCTGTTTGGCAACTTCTTCCATCAAAGGTGCGTTGGTCTGGCTTGTTGCTCTTGTATTTACAGTGTTCATGCCACTGGCAACTTCTGTTATAATCCCAGATAAGATACCATCCTCAAAGATGACTTCTTTTATACATTCCTTGATTAGTAATTTAAGTTCCGACTTTTTCATTATAACCTCTTTTTTTATTATGCGCCCAAAATATCATTAAGGACACGATTAATGCGATCTGCTTTAGTAAGATTTGTTAGGCGTTCTCTCATTTTGCTTTCTGCGACCAAGAATGCGCCGGCTGTGCTTGGCTCAGAAACCAAGTCAAAACAAACAAGCTGGAAGTCGTCTTCAACTATGGTCACACCGTTTTCTTGACGAGTAGACCCAAGACCACGACTAGAGATTCCAAGTTGAACGCCGCCCTCAACCAGTTGCTTTGCAATTTTGCCGGCAGGCGTGTCCAAAATCTTGATCTTGCCCATGACGTCATCACCATTCCACCACACCTCGGTAACAAGATGGCTGACGTGAGTTAATCTAATTTCTTGCTTATCTGGGTGATCTAGTTCGCCTGTTGCTCGGCGCTCTTTAACTAACTTGTCATAGTTCTTCATCTCTCTTTCTAACAATCCTTTTGGGTAAACTCTCTGGTTTCCGTTTGGTTTATTGGCTCTCTGGATTGGTCCTGCTACTACGAGGTGAATTCCGTCAATATTACCTTGGCGCTCCTCTTCAGTGAGAAGACTGTTGCTGTAATCTAGATTCATGAACTCTTGTAGAATGTATTTGCTTGTCATTTTATCTTTCCTTGTTTTCTCAGGCGGGCTGCTCTGGCTTTGGCTTCTTGTTCATCTCCTCTTTTCTGCATCGCTCCTCCGAATTTGGGATAGGACTTTCCCTTTCCGTGAACGTGGCGAGACATCTCAAGATCCATCGGTCTGGAAAAGTCCTCGTACTCTTTATCAAGACCATCAGCCTTAAGTTTACTAAGGAATTTATCAACTTCATCGTCCGAGTCAGCATCATTATACGCTAATTGAAAGAGTCCCTCTCTTTCTTCGGGGTCCTTTTCGGCTTCGGCTTTTCTGTACGCATCCATAAAGGAGGATTCTTCCTCTTCCAAAAGAACTTTTGAAACTTCTTCTTTGATGATCTTTCTTAGTTGTGATTTTGTGATCTTCATAATATTCTCCTTAGAGTGCGGGCGCTACCCGCACGATACTGCTACCCCTGCAACACCTGGCGACTGGTCTCAGTCTCCATTTTTGCGTCCACATCCCTTCTAGTTCGGTATTCATGTTGAAATCCTCCGTCCGATATGAGCATACATAACGCATAAGATGTTCCAGATGATAAACAACCTAGCAGTAGGGCATTTATCAAAGAAACATCAAAGGTAAATAGTTCTGTAAATGGGTTTAGGAACAGAAGAAGAGCCCCTGCCCAAAAACCTATACACATCGGACAATGAAAGAAATGATGTTTTGGACGAATCGGTTCTAAAATTTTTGAGTAAACTAAAATTTGAGTTAGTCCATAACAGGACAGTATAAAATATGCTAATTCCACAAATACTTCTTTCTAGTAGTAGTAACCATAGCCGGCAAAAGAGTAAGTGGGATCACCAGTCTGACTAGCTTCGGGGTTGTCTTCGTATGGTTGAATTTGTCCCAGGGCTGTGGTCTCTGAATCTGGTGGATCAACAAACCTGTCTTCAATGTTTTTGTCATACTCTTTGGCGACATCTTCATCGTGGGCAGTTGTTGCAATATATTCACTTATCAAATACAAAACAGACTGTAATGAATTGATATGTATTGAACTCTTGGTTGGATAAGTTGCTTCTACCATTCCAAAGGCTGAACCGCCAGTTGGGACCGCTGCATCTGTGACTCCACCCTTGAAGAGAAAATACATCAAGTCTCTTTGATACTCATATACATCTTTCTCTGCATATGGCTTTGGAAGAGTTATTATCCTTCCCTCCATTGGATTAACCACAATGTCCATACAATCATGATCATCAATGATCAAATTTCCGTCTAAGGTCTTGGAGATCTTAAGTGGGATTTGTGCTTGAACTGCTGGTTGTCTCTTTTGGAAGGAAATATTAATCGGCATTTGATTGATACTCTCTCACTAGTTTCTGAAGTTTTAGAATCTTCAGGATATCTTTTTCAGTTATATTTGAAATGTGCATCTCATCTATCTGACTTAGGACTGATTTTGTGTTTGCAGTCATTTGTTCGTCTTTTTTTACTTCTTCCATTTCTAAAGACTCTTGTACAGCCCCTCTGAGGCGTTGAAGTTCTGTGCCAATATGAACACGGAAATCAATCTCGTTCTGTCCGAAAGAAACAATATACTTTCCTAGCAACTGTTGCTGCTCTTCAAGCATATCAGAGTATTGCTCATTGAATCTCTTAGTGAATCTGGAAACCACTAAGCTGTCAACAGGTTGCATGTCTTCTTTGGCATCAGGGTCCAAAGTTAGTTCCTGAACTATTGCTTGCTCCATGAGCACCCGACTCTTGATTGGAGCCTTCTCTCCGAAGATCTGTGCGACGGTAGCAAATGATTTATAATTTGGTACAAAGTTATTATATACCGACTTTCCTAGTGTAGTGTTTATTTTTTTGATAACTTGTGACTGCTCTCTGAAAATCTCTTCAGAATCTAATTTGCCGTAAGTTTCTTTGGCTAATTCTAAGACTCTTGTAGCTATACTAGAATCTAGTCCCTGTCTTCCTACAACTGATTTATAGCAGTCAACCTCTTCATGAAGAGTGTGTCCTTTCCGGAAATGTTCGGAGAGAATCTTTTTTGCGGCGGCGGAGCGGGATTTGTCGCTACTGACAACTGATTTTGTTAATTCGCGAACCAATGCTTCAAACAAGAAAGCAGTGTTTCTCTTTTTGTTATGCTTGACCTTCATCTTTACTTTCCAATTGTTCTATAAGCTTGCCAATTTCATATTGATTATTAAACAAGATCTCTTCCTCTTTATCTACCGACTCTCTAGTTCTGACTATTCCGTTACCTAGAGAATCCATTGGGCGGATAAGCTGTTTAGTTATGGAGTCTCCTCCATTAAATAGTCTCCTCTTATTCCTATTGCCAGGCTTTGCAGACTCTCCTCCGGCTTTAGCAAGATCAGATCTCAATCTGGCTCCTCGCTTTTGACGACCCCTGGGTTTTCCATCGTCTCGCTGTCCAGGCTCTGGCTCTGCTAAAAGTGCCCCTGGGTCTTCTTCTGGTGTCTCTTCTGCGGCGGTATCGTCACCACCAAGCATATCACCAAAATCTTCATCGCCGCCCATACCGGTTTCTGTGTCTGGTATTGTTCCTGCTTCTTCAATTGCTGAGCCGAATTTGGCGTCGCCATACATTTCAATCTGCATTCTTTCAACTTCTTCGTTGTCCAACTTGAAGATGTTCTTGTATACCCAACGCTTAGAGAAGTACCCATCTGTTGCAGCGCCTGCAATATCAAACTTGGTACGCATGTGTTCAAGTTCTTGGAGTTCTGCAATCTTGGATGGATTGTTCAAAGTTAGATTAAATGAAGTTAAGTCTACATCGCGGAAACCTAGAGTATAAAGATGGATAATACACATCTTTTCCAACTCAGCTACAACAACCCTTTGAAGCCTCTGGATTGTGCGGGCAAAGCGGATATCCTTTTGAGACAAGGTTGTCTTATCTTCAATGGCGTCAGTCTGGGCTAGGTAAGCCTTTGGCACCTTGAGGGCTGAGAATAATTTATCACGGAGATAGTTGACATCATCAATATCACCTGTGAACTGCCCACCTGCCAGTGTTTCAATTCTTGTGTTGCTGGCTGCTCCACGAATTGGAATATAATAATCTTCATCAACACTCATGGCATTATAGCGCAAATCAACACGACCGCTGTCTTCTTCAACGATTTGGTTGCGCTTCATTTGTGTTTTGACTTGCTCAATGTATTGCTCAACATCTTCGGGTGAGATATTTCCAACATCAATATAAAAGACACGTCGCTCTGGAGAGCGAACAATACGATATGCCATCATGGCATCTTCAAGCAAAGTAAGCTGTCGCCAAATACGGCGAGATGGCTCAAGTACTGATGTTCCGTTTGGAACATACTTGTCATTACCCAAAACTCTGAAATGGCAGACTTGCCAATTTTCAAAGGTTACGCCTTTATTACCTTCTGCGCCCTGCCAGAAGTATTGAATATAATTTGGATTTGTTTTATCTGTGCCCTCAATTCTTTCAATCTCACGGACTGGTAGAGGAATAGCATTTGTAATTCCAAGCTTGTCATCAATATCCATATAAAGATAATAATCACCATACTTGCACATGCTGCGTGCCCAGCCGAATAGATTTGATTCAATATTCAACACAGTATACATCAAAGTTGTTAGAATATCTTTGATCTCGCGATTAGAACAATCAACAGCCACAATTGGATTAAAGACTGTTGACGTAGTAATCTCATCTGCATAAATGTCTAAAGTAGAGGCGATCTCTGGCATGTATTCCATTTGATCAAAATCAGTATACCTGATCTGTTTGTTTCTAGCTGTCAGTACTTTATTACTGAGTGATCCAAAAGGATTGTAATATTCTTTCTTTTTGAACTCACGACCAGTTCCAGTAGTGAAAGTATACTTCTTAACATCACTGCGGTTCGTGCGAACAACAGCAGGGCGATCGTAGTCCACGATAGGACCACTGAAAAGTCTTGTTAGGCGCTTGAAGAGCCCTGATTGTTTATTGCGAGGATTGTTTCCATCGTTTGAATTATAGTCGTCAGCCATTGTTATCCTTTCAAAATCCAGCCTAAATCATGCGATCTTCCATCGGTACCTCGGAAATTTTGACTCCCTTGGCGGTATCCCGTCTGTCCTTCAATGTTTGTGTTTATTGTTTTTCCAGACACGGAGATGCTATTCAATAAAGCTCTTTTGTATGTTTCCTCCCGCTTGTTTGCTGTAAGCGCCGTTCCTCTAACCCAACAACCAATACAGGCAGCTATAACAAGATCGTCGTTATAACTCCTCATTGCTTGAGGTCTTCCGTTGTGCCAAACAAAAGTCTTAATTTCGTTGGCCAACCTCATTGAGTTAATAGTAATTAGTTTATTTCTCACGAATTCCTCAAACTTGGCGATTACTAATGGTCGGGTTTTCATAGACATGGTAAAACCGGGAACCCCACCGATAGCTTCTGCGGTTACTTCATCAACGTACTCATGTGTTGATTTTACACTATAATACAAATTTTTATAGTTTAAATCTTGAAGCCTACTCAAGACACCTATTCCTAATGAATTGTTTTCAATTATCAACAGAGCACTGTTGTATTCGTTTGCTATTGAAAATAATAATGGGGCGAACATATCTGGTGTTACCTTACCTTGATATTCTGCCACCTGCTCCATTGTTTGGGTATCAAAAACATGTCCAACACTATAGTCTGATCCGTCGCCCCTTGCCACATCAGCTACTAAAATATATTGCCTATCTGGCTGAGGCTCTTTCCATATCCAGTAATTTCTATCAAATCCTGTCTGATGTATCGGTTCCTTAATATTTTCTAATATTATCTTTAGATCATCCCCGTGGACAACAGTCTCACCTGAAGCGTTGAAATTGCACTCAAGCTCTTGGGCAATCTCACGGCGGGACATATTCCGAGTCTCTTTTT